TCTAAGCCCCTAATTTCTATCATTTGATTTTACCCCTCAATTTTGGTATAATCGTGACAAATGAGACGATAGATGCGACAGAGTGGACAGTCGACAGCCGTAAAGCTGCGAATGGCGGATTTCGATTTCCGACGTCGTCTCATCTTACTTTTTCATACCTTTTTTTATCCCGTAAGATATTTCTAAAATTTATAAATGGCATCTTGCTAATAGTCGCTATGAAGTTATCAGTCTTAAATTTTTTCAGCACGAAATCCAAATCCACGGCAGCATAGTTTACCATCTGATCGTTTTGTAGGCTTTTGTAGAAATAGAGCAAATTGCCCTTTTGTTTATCATAAAAGACGTGTTTTGCGTGGTCAAATACGCCCACGATAGCCTTTATTTCGGCAGCATTAGGCTCTTTGCTTTTCGGCTTGCTGTCTCGCGTGATATGTGAAATCGTGTTTTGATAGACGGCTATACTGTCTGCTTTAGGCTCCACGCCAAGCTGCTTGAGCGAGGCTTTGACGCCGGGGCCCAGTTCACCCACTTGCGCTACTTGAAAAACTTTATCTTTTATAATGATACCACCTATTACGGCATTCACCATGCTATCTAATCCTTTTTGCCAAACATATAAATTTCGCTCGTGCTTAAAATTTGCTAAACGCTCTTTTAAGTTTTGTCGCGCAGTCTCCACAGTAACGGCGCTTAATGCTTCTTTTTTCTTTTCTGAAAAAATTTCATCCAAATGATCCATCTTGCCGGGATTGTAAGCGAAATCATCCTGCGCGACGTTTGGTAAAAACGATCCATCCGCAAGCGGCGTAATGCCGCGCGCTCGTACTTCGGTCTCCGTAAGTACTTGCACTTTGCAGCGACAATTCCAGCCGTTCGGCGGGTAATTCGTATCCCAAAATTTATCGGTCTTTGGAAGCGTGGTACCGTGTAGTTTTCGATGCGTGGGCCTTGTTTTGCTATCAAGCACCGCCGTGTAACGAAAATACTCCCCCGAGCTTTTCATTTGGCTTTCATAGCGGGCTTTTGCGTATGCGGTCCTCATATTTGTATCGTAGATAGTTTTTAGCCTGCGATTTCCCACATAAATTTCTTTTTCTTCGCCGCTTTTAGGGTCTTTAACCTTAATTTTGCCTAGCCAGCCCTTTTTGGCGAGCATAGGCTTTACGCTTTGCTTCCAATCCTCAAACGGGGTTCCATCTTTGAAAGCCTGAGCGAGCGAGTTTTGCATATCTTTTAGCAGATCCAAATCGGTCATCTTTGCGATCGTAAATGTTTTTTTGTGCGCATCGTGTATGATCTCGTCATAATCGAAATGTATCTCAGCGTTTTTGCTTTGCAGATACTCATATACCGCCGTGGGCTCTTTTTGAAAGCTAAAGCCGCTATTCATTCGCATATCCGATCATCTGCGCGTTCGCGATAGCTCGAAACATATATTTTTCAAGCTCATCAAACGGCAGATCGTAAAGCTCATAAAGCCTATCAAACGCCTGCTCGTAGGTTTCGCTTTGCGCGATCAATTCTCTTAATGCAGCCTCTATCTCGCCGTCATCGATTTTTAGTTCACTGCTAGCCTTTTCGAAGCGATCTATCGGCTTATTTGCGTTCTTCAAAACCCGTTTATTCGCCTTTAAATCACTGCTTAAACGTTCTTTAATGGCCTTTTCGTCCAGCTCAATATTGTAAATTTTGCTGATATATTTTGCGGTCGGCACAAAGCCCATATCAAATAGCGTTTTATCTCTGCTTGCGCGCTCCGCATTCGGGGCATCCTCATCGTAAATCTTAGCTTCGATTTCGCCCTTATAAGCATTAATTTCCTTAAAAAAGCCGATCGTCTTGTTTAAAACGAACTCTAAAATTTTGCCGTCGTTTGCGGCCAGATCCTCCCTGATCTCGTTGTGCGTTTTTGCTGCAGCGTAGCTACCCTCTCTTATGTCGCTTGTTAAATTTGCGCCTAAAATTGCCTTGCTGATTTGATTATCCAAATAGTTTGGCAATTTTGTAAAATCCACGTTTGTGCTTGGCTGAATAAGCGTTAGTTCCTCCTCCGTATCGATGACTGCACTATCGCCGCTAAGCATAGCTTGCACTTCGTTTGCTAGCTCATCTGGATCGAAACTCGTTTTTGCAACCGCCCACGGTGAGCCGAAACGCTCCAAAAATCTAAACCAAAATTTTAAGCTCGCATTTTTCATCTTGACGGGAAAGTAGAGCTTTTTAATGAGCCCGTCACCGTAGGTTTTTCTAAAATTTGCGCGATTTAGCGCATAAACGACTTTAAACGGCGGGATCTTTTGCTCGCTTCCGCCGGCTACAAATACGAACTCGCCGGCGTCGTTAAATTTAAACTGCCTAAAATCCCTCTGCACGAGACGCGGATAAACTAATCCGTCCTTTTCTTTGTAGTTTATCTCAAAGACGTTGAGCCCGTAAAGATAAGTCTCTAAAATTTGACTAACGATATCCGGGTTAAAAATGGCTTTGAAATTTTTGGCAATCTCCTCATCATCGCAAATGATTTGGATCTCTTTTTTCTCCGTGACGGATTTGCGGCTGACGTCGCATTGCGTAACCGTAAGATCGGTTAAGATCATATCCATATCGCTATCGCTTATGCTGGAAACGCCGGTGTTGATTATCAGATCGATCAGCGTGCTGTTTTGGGCCACAACTGCCGTTTTTTTACGCTGCGGTTGCTCGGTTTTATTCTTAAAAAGTTTCTCAAATATCATCTACTGCGCCTTTTTATTTTTCTTTTTAGCCTTGTAAGTTCGTATGCTCCCGCCAAAGAGTCGGGTGCGTCGTCGTGCTTGCCTTCCGGGTATTCGCAAAGCTGCTCGATAAGCAAGCTTTGGCTTTGATGAAATACTATCTCGCCATCATCAATCGGCACCTCGAGCTCCTCTATCCTTTGTCCTTTAGCAGCCGTATTGTTGATTCCCCTAAGCGGCAGTTTTGCACCCACCTCAAAGGCCTTTTCTCTTATCCATTGCCTGAAAAACTCCTGTCCACCGTTGCTCTCTATCGCGCAAACGCGGCACCTATAAATTTGATTTAACCGAATAATCTCCTTAATCGCCTTCTTGCTCTTCATAACCTCTACGATGCTTTCAGCCACGTAAATTTTAGCTTCTGCCTTGCTGACGCCTAGCACCGTAATAGCCGTATAGTCGCTCTTTTTCTTCTCGCCCGCCGGGTCGATATACATAACGAAATAATCGCATCTCGGAAGCTCGCGGTAAAAATGCATAGCCTCTTTTGTAAAGATTTGAGCTTCGTTTCGCGGATCGTTTTGCTGCTCTTTGTTGAATGATTTTAAGTTTTCGGCACGCTTTTGCATGAGCTTTAGGATCGGTAGTGCATCAGGCCAAAGCACCTGCGAGCCCTCGTCCATCTGCTTTTTGTGCCTCAAGTAAAACTCGTCGCTGGAGTCCTTTGAAATATTACGATAAAGCTCGCTCCATTGCTCCCATAGATCCATTCGCCTTGGAAAATTTATCACCGATTGATATTTTTTGGCATTCCAGAATTTAAGCTTTAGCTTTCGCGCCAGCACGCTATCTGCATGCAAGATAGTGCCGATATAAAGTACATCTAAGCTTCCGTCTACGCTGCCTAAATTTAGCACGGCTTCATCGAGCCACTCCTCGAGCTTATCTCTTTGTTCTTTACTGCGTACATTGGTATCGTTCTCCAAATCGTCAAGGACGACTAGATCAGGGCGGTACACGCCGAATTTTACGCCGCGCAGCCTCTTACCTGAGCCGAATGCCTTGAGCTTGACGCCGTTTTTGGATACAAACTCGCCTATCTTCCAATTCTTGCTTGCGCCGCAGACCTGCGGGAAGTCCATTTTTAAATTTGCATTGTCCTCTAGCTCCGCTTTGATCGCCTCGAGGCAGCCCTCGACTAATTCCACGGCATCTGAAATTTCTACGATGAAGCGTTTCTTGCCGAAGCAAATACACCAAAGCGGAAAGAGCTGCGAGCAATACGTAGTTTTTGCATGCCCGCGCGGCGCGGCTCGAACATATTTGTCGCCGCTGCTCTCTTGCGTCATAACTTCAAAAATTTGCGCTAAATCCTCGTGAAGCGCGCAGGAGCTATCAATGCTAAAATAGTGCGGAAAATAAGTCTTGGCAAAAAACATAAAATCGTGCTCGGCGCGCTTTAGCCTAGCGGCTCTATCTTTGGGAGATAGTGGACTGTTTAGATGTATTTGCTCTTTTAATTCGCCGCTAAGCTCTTCCAGCCAGTCGTAAAAGTCCTTACGCGTAAGCTTGCTAAGCTCTGGTTCTACGGCTCCGGCTTGCTTGTGGCTTTCGCGGCTATCCTCTAAAAAGCTATCCAGCTCATCTTTTGAAAAAAGCATCTTAAGTTCCTAAACTTCAAGCTCTTCAATGGCTTTTATAAATTTTTCGCTCTCGATGAGCTCAATAAGCTTTTTAATGCATTCTTTGTTTTCATCATCTTTAAATTTTTCGACTACTAGCATGATAACCTTTTTTGCGATGCTAAGGCGGTATGCTGCGGGGTTTTCGTAGCTTGCTACCTTGCTCATCTTGACGAAGCTATCGCCTATCCTGCTTAGCGCATCCGCTTTTTTGCCTGCGGGCAGTTCGCTCTGCCTGATATCTTTTACCGCCAGGCGCATCTCTTCGATGAAATTTTGATAGATATTTTGCTTCTCCTCGCCACCGCGGTTTAGATAGCTTGCCGTCTTGAGCTCATCCCAATTGCTGCCGGCCTTATAATTCTTGATCGTCTTTACGTTTTTATTTAAAATTTCAGCTATTCGCTCGACGCTAAAGCTCTTTAAATATAGCTCGCGCGCCAGGTCTTTAATGTTTGGTCTCTCAGCCATTTAAGTCCTTTAGATCCATTCTCTGTTCGTAATGCCGAAAAGCCCTTGAGGCAAGCCTCGGCTTATCGTCTTTCTTCTCATCGGTAGGAATTTTGCCTGCAGCCATCTTTAAAAGCAGCCCTTCGATCTTTTCGATCTGCTCTGCTAGAGTGTCCTTTGGAAAGTTATTGCGCTTTTTCAGCTCGATTATCGTTAGATCTACGCATATATCTTTTAGGAGCTTGGTAGGATTAGCGGGAATCCTTATGAATGACGCGATGAAAGCCAAAGCATCGTTCAGGCTATCGTCTATGATGCTTTGATTTATGCTACCGCTTCCCTCAAAATCGCTAAGCTCCAGTAACTCTTTATGTGAAACTTCTTCAAGTAGATCATCGTTTGTTATCATTGGGTCTTATCCTTAAATCTTTTAAGCCTTTTAACGCGTATTAAAAGCGTGTTAAAACGTTTAAAATATTTTTCTCGTATCTTTGGTCGTTTTTGATTTAAAAGGGCTTAGAGCCCTTTTAAATCACATTTTAAGTTCGATTATCGCATCAAGCCTATTGCAGATCGGAAGCGGTCTGCTTTCGCTAACTATACCCCAGCCCTTACCTTTCTCCAGCACTTCCGGAGCCGCAGCAAAGAATTTCGTCGGAGCTTTGCCGATGGCAGATGTGTGATTGGCTCTCGTATAAACTACCTCAAAGATATCGTCCATTAAAGGAACTACTATGCCTTTTTTGCCGCTCATGTAGCTCGTATCTTTACCCTTCGTGTTTTTGTATGAGGCATCGTAAGGCATAAAGGTCTTGCCGAAAAGTTTAAGAG